GGGAGGCGATCCCGGAAAATCGTGGGCTAATCGCAAAAGCGCGGAACTGGATCGAGAAGATGAGGGCAGAAATATGGACAAGATAGACGAAAGACACGTTATTAGCGTTGTCGAAGGCGATGATGCCGTCGTTGTCACTTTTGCCAAGGAAACGGCAGAAGATTATCCTATGGACATGGAATCCGAGGATGACGAGGAACTTGTTGCTCCTGGTCTTGCTCCAGAGGAAGAAATGCCTTCGCCTATGGATATGGAAGAGCGGCCAAAGGACATTTACGGTAATGAGCCGGATGATCCTAATTACGCTGGCCCCGCTAAACGAAAAGGCCCGACTGAAAGAGTTTTCAGATCGGCTGTATTTGAACGTCAATCTGTCGATGATCAACGCCGCGCTACGCTCGCATTTTCGAGCGAAATGCCGGTTGATCGCGGTTGGGGTATCGAGGTTCTCGATCACTCGCCGGATTCGATTGACATGGAATTCATTGGTAGCGGTCGTGCGCCGCTTCTTGTGGATCACGAAATGTCCGATCAAGTCGGAGTCGTGGAACGGATTAGCCTCGGATCGGATCGCGTGGCGCGAGCCGTTGTTCGCTTTGGGAAAAGCGCGCGAGCCGAGGAAATCTATCAAGACGTAAAAGATGGAATACGGTCAAACGTATCTGTCGGTTACGTTATTAACGAGATGGTTTCGGACGGTAAGGAGGGAGACCGGGAGGTTTTCCGTGCTACTCGTTGGATGCCCCTCGAAATTAGCATTGTGTCAATTCCGGCAGATACTAGCGTTGGCGTAGGACGATCTTTCGATAGTCCTGCCCCAGAGCCGGTTGCCGATCCCGTAATTATCGTTAAGGAGACTAACATGTCTGAAGATATTAACAGCGTCCGTGAAGGCGCAGCGAAGGCCGAACGCGATCGCGTTGCGGCTATTCTTGATCTGGCCTCGCGTCATAATCAGCGCGAGTTTGGCGAGTCGGCTATTCGTGACGGAGCGACGATTGAACAGTTCCGTGGCGCGTTGCTCGATAAGGTGGCGAACAAGCCGCTGCATATCGACAGCGAAGTTGGCCTCTCGGATAAGGAAATTCGTTCGTTCTCGTTCGTGAAGGCTATTCGTGCGCTTGCGAATCCGCAGGATCGCGCTGCACAGGATGCCGCTCGTTTCGAGTTTGAGGTTTCCGAAGCCGCCGCCCGTAAGGAAGGTCGCACCTCGCGCGGTCTCCTCGTTCCGGTCGACGTTCTCTATAAGCGCGATCTGACGACTTCGACCGCTTCTGGCACGGCGAAGGCTGGATATACGGTTGCCACCGATCTGCTTGCCTCGTCGTTCATCGACGTTCTGCGTAACAAGATGGTGTTGAACAGCCTCGGTGCGCAGTTCCTCACCGGCTTGCAGGGCAACGTGGCGATTCCGCGCAAGACCTCGGCTTCTTCGGCCTACTGGGTTGCCGAGAACTCTGCTCCGACGGAGAGCAGCGCGGCTCCGGCGTTCGATCAAGTCACGATGTCCCCGAAGACCCTCGGAGCCTATGTCGACATTTCACGTCGTCTGATGCTCCAGTCGTCCTTGGACATTGAAAACCTTGTTCGTAACGACCTCGCCACCTCTATCGCTGTGGCGATGGACGGTGCTGCGGTTGCCGGCTCGGGCAGCAACAAGCCGACGGGCGTGCTGAACACCTCTGGCATTGGCTCGGTGTCGCTTGGCACGAACGGCGGTGCGCCGACTTGGGCGATGGTTGTGAACCTTGTGCGTGAGGTCGAGATTGACAACGCGCTGACGGGTTCTGCCGCGTTCCTCACGAACGGACAGGTGAAGGCGAAACTCTCCACGACGTCTCGTCAGTCGAGCGGCGTTGAGGGTAACTTTATCCTCGGGCCGGATATGGCTAACCTCTACGGCTTCCCGATTGCGGTGTCGCAGCAGGTTCCGGCCAATCTCTCGAAGGGTACGGGCAGCAACCTCTCCGCGATGCTTTTCGGCGTGTGGAGCGATCTGCTCATCGGTCAGTGGTCGGGTATCGACATCCTCGTAGACCAGTACACGGGCAGCAATGCCGGTACGGTTCGCGTGGTTGCGTTCCACGACTGTGACTTCGCGGTTCGTCACCCCGAGTCCTTTGCGGAGTGCAACGAGATCATCACGACCTAATAGTGATCGATCTAGCCGCATACGAAGGTCGCCATCGAGGGCAGCGTTGTGCTGTCCTCGGTGGTGGCCCTGCTTTGGTGGAAGACATCAAGGCGGTGCGGCCTCGACTATTGCGAGAGGGCGTGTTGGTTGGAGTCAATCAGCACGCTCTCTTGCTTCCTTTAGAATATATCGTTTATCAAGACAAGGAACTCTGGCCTATACTAAAAGGCCATGCTCCTGTGATTTCGCACCATAAAGAGATGTGCGATATTTGGTCTGGAATTGTTCCCGATTTCGGATTCTCTGGAGGTACGGCAGTCTGGATTGCCGATTACCTAGGATTCGATGAGATTTACATCTGCGGTTGCGATAATTACATGACCAACCGTCGATACTGGCATAGCAAATTAGGCGATCTGCGCGTCGAAGAAGGTATCTCGAATATCCAAGCGTGGGTTAAGGTTCGGGACTACATGAGGAACCCCGATAAGGTTTTTGTCGCTTCTGGTTGTCTTACACAGGTATTCAAACCGTTATGAAAGTCGAGATGATTCGGTCTAGGCTCTACAACGGGCAAACGCTCGAGCGTGGCCGCGTGGTGGATGTTGACCCGTCCTTCGGGCGTTGGCTAATCGGTCGCGGAATGGCGGTCGAATACTCTCGTCCGTCCTTCTTTGCACAACCCGAGGCTCCGAAGCGTGGGCGACCGCGAAAGGGAGATTGAGAAGTACCGAGAGGTCTACGCCAAGTATTCCCATTACGGGATGGCAGATGACCGCAGAGACCCCGTATTAGAGGCCATTAGCAGCCTTTCTGGGTCATTCCTCGACGTATCCTGTGGTCGGGGAGAGTTAATGGCCGCAGCCTCTAGGATCGGCTTTAAGCCTGTTGTAGGAACCGAGGCAGTCCCCGAACTCTGTGGTGGTAATGTCCAACAGGCGGTCATTACCGATCTGCCTTTTAGGGACGCTTCTTTCGATGTTGTGACCTGCATCGATGTTATCGAGCATATCCTAGAGCCGGACATTGTTCCGGGGCTGCTCGAATTAGAACGAGTCTGCGGTGGTGTTTTAATCATAGCCGCTGCGGATTACCCAACCTATTGGGATGGGGTCAATTTGCATCCATCTGCTAGACCCTATTCCGCATGGCATGATCTGTTTTGCAGAACCTTTAGCGGGAAGGTCAAACGGTTAGGGTCAACCTCGACTAGCGAAATGTGGGGCGTTACCTATGGCGGTTTATAGCCAAACTGATACCAATGCATTTTTTAGCGATGCCTCGACTACCGCGACCTACAAGATAGGAAAGACTCGATTCAATGTTCGCGGAATTTTTGACTCTCCGTATCAAGGCATAAATATCGCAGAGCCGGAGTTTGCATCGGAGAGAGTAACATTTGTATTACCGTCTAACGGACTTCCGGCTAATGCGGAGCCGGGTGATAAGTTTATTTACGATTGCGATACCTATACGGTGCGTGAAATACAGCCGGATGGAACTGGCGTAACGACCCTAGTGCTTGAGGCTTCTACTGATCTGGATGCGCCGACATGACGTTTGAAAGTGATTTTGATCGGCTTTCAATGCTTGCGGTATCCGATTGGGGTATCAAGGCGATATATCGCAACAAAGGAAAGCGATTCAATGTCGTTGGGATTTACGACAATGACTATCGCATGGTTGACGTAGCCGAGGTTGGTTTTAGTAGCAGTACGCCAATTTTTACGATTCCAACGGCGGCTTTGCCATGTAAACCAGCCATCGGTGATGCGTTATTCATCGATTGCAACGAATATATTGTTCGTAACTTCAAAGCAGATGGAACTGGAATAACGGTACTTACGCTAGAGTTTCTTACTGGCTACGAAAGACCGGAATTCAATAACATTATTCTGCTACAAGACGGTGGAAACCTGCTCACAGAGGCAGGTGAGTATATTATTCAAGAAACCGGAAATATCTAATGGCACATGCACGAAAACAGATACGCGACGAAGTGGTCGATATTCTTACGACCGCAGAAGTTGCAGATACTATCTCGAAATCTCGTGTATATCCGATCCCTGCGGATACGATTACGATGGCCTTGGTTTATACAAATACGGATACCGTAGCGCAAACGACCTTAACTTATCCTAGAAAGTTTGATCGAGAAATGATTCTAGTCGTAGAGGTGGTCGCTAGGGATGCAGACTATCTTAATGACCGATTAGATCGTGTTTGCGAATCTGTAGAAAACGCTATTGGCGCTGATCATACACTCGGCGGCAAGGTAAAGGATTGTATCCTAACGGATACACAAATAACGCTAGACTTTAGTGGCGATGCACCAATAGGGTCTGCAAGGATGCAGTTTCGAGTGTCTTACCGCACCTCGGAAACTGATGCTGGTACTATCATTTCGTAAGGAGAGAAAACAATGGCAAATCATCATGGCAGCGAAGGCGTTGTTCGTGTTGGAGCGAACACAGTTGCAGAGGTAACGGGATTCTCGTTCACGGCTACGGCAGAATATGCCGAAGATACGACCCTCTCGGATACTGCGAAAACCTATAACACGACCGCGATCACTTCATGGAACGGCTCGGTTACTGCGTTCTGGGATGAAACGGATACCTCTGGGCAGGTTGCTCTCGCACCTGGAGCGAACGTTGCTCTCGTTCTCGCGCCGGAAGGCGTAGATAGCGGCGATACTCGCTATAGTGGTAACGCTCTTGTGACGGAAATCACTCGAAATGTGCAGCGTGGTGCCGTTACTGAGATCACCTTTAACTTTATTGGAAACGGAACCCTTACTGCGGCTACTTCTTGATAGCGAGGTTTTATGAATTGGAAAGAACAGGCGAAGGCGCAATTTGCAGAACGGCGTAAGCCGGAGACGCTCGTTGCGATCCCTGTACCGGCTTGGAATACCACCGTGTATTACTGGCCGGATATGACGTTGGCTGAAAGGCGTGAAATTTTCATGCTTGCAAAGCAAAAAGGTGATGAGACCGTTCTTGATCTCGAGGCTATGGCGATGACTCTAATCGTTAGGGCAAGGGATCGAGAAGGCAAGCGTCTTTTTGCGAAAGCCGAACGCATGGAGTTGATGAACGACTATGATCCAGAGGTAATTACCGAAATCGTATCGGCCATGAACTCGTCTATTCCAACCGTTGAGGATGCCGAAAAAAACTGATCAAGGACGGGCATCTACGGGCAGTCTATGCCTTATCTCTCCGGATGCACGTCCTACCCGATCAGATTTTTGAGATGACCGAATCGGACTTTTACCATCTCCTTGCAGCCTGTAAGTTAGAGGCAGAGGATCAGGAGCGATCATGGCGCAAGCACAAGTAGTTATATCTGCGGTAGATAAGACTCAAGCCGCGATCAATTCTGCTCTGCGCGGAATGAAAAATCTTGAGCGTAGCGCAAGAGTTACATCTAGGGCTATAAATGCTGCATTTGGATTTTTTACTGGCGGTATTTTAGTTAACGCATTTCGATCTATTCTTGATGCCGCAAATAAAACTAAAGAAGGCGCAGCATCTGTAAAACAATTAAAAGAAACGCTAGCAGACCCTGGTCTTATTGCTGCTGCTAATTCTATCAGTAAGGCTCTAGTCGATGGATTTATAGTTGCTGCTGGAGGTGTTAAAGCATTTACAAAACTTGTTAGACAAGAATTGATTGCTATTGGGGCAGCAACTCCTGTAACAAGTGAAGAAGCAATTATAAGTTTAGAAAGAAAAATAAATGATATAAGAAAAAAATATTCTACTGATATCAAAGGAAGTAGAATGGCTCTTGGGCAGGTAAGCCCAGAAGATCAAGCAATTATTGCAGGATTGGAGCGTCAGATCGCAGCATTAAAAGTATATAAACCTTCAGAAACATCTGCTCGCGGAAGGACTAAGGTTTCTGAAATCAATGCAATGATAAATGCAAGTAAAGCAAGTATAAAAATGGATGAACTACTTGCAAAACAAAGAGAAGATGCAAAAAGAAAATCTGATGCTGCTGCTATGTCGATGGCAGAAAAGCAAGCGCAAGAAAATCAACGGTATCAAGAATTAAGAAATCAAGCATTAGAAATAAATGATCTTTTCAAAGTTGAATTTGATGATTCATTAACAAATATGTCATCAAGTATATCTGAAATGCTTGATGAATTTGCAGCACAACAAGAAATGTTTAAGATGTTTGCTGAAAATGCTGCAAAAAACATTCAATCTGCATTTGCTGATTTTTTATTTGATCCATTTCAAAATGGAATCAGAGGAATGCTTGCGTCATTTATAGATGTGATTCGCAGAATGGTTGCTGAAGTTGCAGCATCATTTATCCTACAAGCAATTTTTGGAGGATTTACAAAAGACGCAGGATTTATGGGTGATTTTGCTAGGGCAATTACAGGACGTGCCTCTGGTGGGTCTGTTTCCGCTAATACTCCGTATATCGTTGGAGAGCGTGGCCCAGAGTTATTCGTTCCAAACTCTAGCGGCTCGATAGTTCCTAATGGACGAATGGGAGGCGTAACCGTGGCTCCTGTCTATAATATCGATGCTCGCGGAGCGACTGCTGACTTGCAAAAGGCGTTGCCTAGTATCTTGTCGGAGAATAATCGTCGTATCTTCGATGAACTTGATCGTCGCTATGGAATAGGCCGATGACAGACTATATTCTTCCTCCAGACCTTGTTGGCGCAAGCGTCGAATGGTCGTTAAGCGACAATACCGCCGTTTTTCAATCTCCGCTTTCTGGTGCAGTTAGAACGGTTAGCCGTCCCGGTCTACGATGGGGTGCGCGAATCGTATTCCGCTCTGTATCTGGTCTAAAGCGCAGACGATTGATGTCTCTGCTCACGATCCTACGAGGTCGAGCCAATCGCGTTTATATTACTGATCCTGCCTATACGCTTGCCGGTTCTTTTTCTTGCCCAGAACTCTTGACTAATAACGCAGCAGTAGAGAATACGACCGGATGGAGTTCTTCTAACGGAGAACTCAATATAAGTGCTGATAGTCACCTCGGGCTGAGACTTTTCAGAGGTGCAGTTGCCGCAGATAGATATGTGTATCAATCTGCAAAAACTACCGTGACCTCTGCTCCTTATGCGGTTCGTATGCTTCTCTATGCAGGGCGTGGAAATGCTCGCGCATCAATGGAGGCGGGTACGAGTCAAGGAGCAACGGATGTTCTAAATGGGGCGACTCGCACGGCTAACGGATACTATGTTGATAGTTTCTCTGCTGCTGGAACGTCTACACATTTTTCATTTTATGACTATATTTCTGGTCGTTCAGATGGAAACTTTCAGTTTTTATCTTGGGCATCTGCCTCTCGATGTGCGTTAGTCAATGGCGGGTCGCAGACGGGTAGCAAGTTAATCATTGATGGATTGCCAACATCTACGAATGGTCTAGCGTTAGCCGGAGATTGGTTTGAGGTTAACGGAGAATTAAAAAGACTTACGGCAGACCTTAACTCGGACTCATCCGGTAACGGATACCTTATATTCGAGCCAAGCCTTCGTAGTTCTCCGGCTGATAATTCTCCCGTTATCTTTCGCTCCCCTATGGGCAAGTTTATGCTTGCTGCTGATTCTTATGCTTGGGAGACCAGACCGGGGATTATTTCGGATATTGAATTAAGTCTTGTAGAGGATATTACATGACTCGTATCGTCTCGGCTAATAACGCAACCGAGGCAGATAAACTCTCTATCGTCGCGGTTATTCTTGCAGACCTTAACTTCTCGTCTGGAATGGTTCGCGTACATGATGGAAGCGGAAAATTATCGTTCGGCGGTAATGACTATCTCGGCGTTGGTCAATTTGCCGGAATTGATGTTGTTGACGAAAACATCGACTTTATCGCGCGTGGTATAAAACTCACATTATCTGGCGTAGATACGACCTTTGTAACTCCTACTATGGATGAGGTTTACCAGAATAGAACGGTTACGATCTATTTGGGATTTGTTAATCAAGAGACTGGTGCATTACTAGATACGCCGGAAACCTTATGGGAAGGGCGTATGAATCAAATGACCCTAAAGATAGAAAAAGGATCGGCCATTATCGAATTGACCTGCGAGCATCGCTTACGTCGAGAGCCTCGTATTGCTCGATATACAGACGCAGATCAACGTCTCGCCTATTCTTCGGATAGGTTTTTTGATCTTTTGCATACGATTCCTGGATTTGTAAGTCGCTGGGGGTCGAGAGATTCTAGTTATGGCGGCGGCGGTGGATTTACCACGCCAAATGACCCAGATAGAAGGCCGCGCAATCGTGCATAGAAAAGAAGATTGGCATGATCGAATGTGGGCGACACTAGACGATCTAGCGAATACACAATTTGAGTACGGAAAGATAGATTGTTGTATTTTTGCCGCTAAAGTCGTCGATGCTATGTGCGATACAGAATACGAAAAAGAACTAGCCAAGCATTACCGTGACGAAGATACCGCTAAAGCCTATATCGAAGTTTCCGGTGGACTTGAACAGGCTGTTTCATCTCATATAGGGCAAAGCAAGCAAGGAAAGCCGCAGAGAGGCAATGTAGTGATGTTTGCCGGAGAGTTAGGGCAAACATTAGGTATTTGCGTTGGAAGTACGATTGCCTCTGTTAATTCTGATGGCGTAGTTTTTGTTCCCCGCAGTGCAACTATTTGTTATTGGACGATATAAATGCCACAAGCAGTTGTTTCTATATTCCAAGCAGCCTTATGGACTGCGGCTTACGCGGGAGCATCTGGCGCTGCTGCTTATGCCGTAGCAACGCTTGCAACTGCAGCAGTTATCGCGGGTAGCCTTTATGCGATGAAAAAGGTTACAGAGGCTATCGTAGGAATTCCTCGAATCAATCGGCAACCTACCGATGTTGAATACTCTGGAACCGTTGAACCTCGACGTATTATTTACGGAGAGATGTTAGTTAGCGGATTGAATATCATTCCTCCGCTTACCTCTGGTTCGACTAACGAGTATTTACATCAAGTATTAGCCGTGGCTGGGCATGAATGTAATGATCTAGGCTCTGTCTATTTCAACCGTGCAGCAATCGGTACTATTTCAGCGGTTACGGGTACGAATGACGACGGAAAAGTAACGACTGGAACGTATGCAAATAAGGCATGGGTGCGTAGATATACGGGAAACGATACGCAGACTTCAGACTATAAACTGACACAGGCATTTACGTCACAATGGACGACAAGTCATCGCGGTAGAGGAATTGCCTATATTGCATTGACGTATCAGTTTGACGAAACCGTATACCGAACCGGAAAACCGGATATTACCTGCTTAGTACAGGGTAAGAAGGTATACGATCCTCGCCTCGATTCGACGAGAACTGGCGGTAGTGGGTCGCAGCGTATTACTGATCCTACAACGTGGACTTATTCGACAAACCCCGCACTTTGCCTTGCTGACTATCTTTACGATTCAAGCCTTGGTCTTGGTGAATCCGATACTCGTATTGACTATGACCTAGTGATGGATGCAGCGGATATTTGTGATGAAAATGTCAATATCCCCGGCAGTACGACACAAAAACGCTACACCTGTAATGTTGTTTTGATCGCTACGGATCGTTTTGAGGAAAACATTAAGGTTTTAGCACAGGCCATGGCAGGGGTCTGCTATTACTCTAGTGGTAAGTGGCGTATGTATGCCGGAGCATGGTCATCCTCCGCATTTAGCCTCGGAGATAACGATCTCGTAGAGGGTGGTATTTCTGTAGTTACGGCATACCCGTATAGTGATCGTTATAACTCTGTTCGCGGCCAATTCATCAATAAAGATAAAAACTGGCAGCCTACTGAATATTCTCCGATAGTAAATTCGACGTATGTCAGCGCAGATGGCGAACAAGCATGGCTCGAAACAGATTTTGCGGCTTGTACTAACGAATACGAAGCGCAACGTCATGCGATTTTGCTTTCTCGACGTAGCCGTAATGCTCAAGTTGCTACGGTTAGATGCGGAATGTCTGCTTACAAGATTCGCCCGTTTGAGACTGGTACTTGCACATTTTCCGAGATTGGGTGGACAAACAAAACGGTGCGCTGCGAAGGGTGGCGATTTGATCCTATGGGATTTGTCGAGTTAATCCTTCGAGAAGAAGCCTCTACGGACTGGTCTGATCCGGCAACGGGAGACTATGTAACGCCAAGCACGATTACAAATCCCACGCCTACTACTTATACGCCATCTCCTCCTACAGGCTTAAGTGCCAAGAATCTAACATCTGGATTTAATCTTTCGTGGACGCCTCCTGCAATATTTACAATTGGAAGTGTATATGAAGTCTACGAATATACTTCGTCTACACCATTCTCTAGCGCGACTAAAATATGGACGGGAGCGGCAACTTCGGTATTCATTACCAAGAACGATACAACGACTCGTTATTATTGGGTCATAGTTAGAAGTCCAGAAGGTGTTGCATCGGCTAACGAGCCATCTGGTAACGGCGTAGCGGCTGCAGCAGCCAATGTCTCGACTACGCTCGCTCTCACGGCAACTCCATCCTCTGTCAGTAAGACCGATACAGGTGCAAGCATTACAACTGCAAGCACTACGGTTACGGCTACCGGTGGAACCTCTCCCTATACCTACTCATGGGCAAGAACCTCCGGCTCTAGTCTTATTGCAGCGGATAGCGCATCTGCTGCTACGACTACGTTTACTGGTACAACATTAGTTTCTGGCAGTACCTACGATGCCGTTTTCACTTGTACGGTTACAGATAACGTAGCAGCAACGGCTACGGCAACCGTATCGGTAAGCATTACTAGAAGTGCTATGACAGCCTCTGCAAGTCCAACTACGCTAGTTAAGCGCGGAATTGCTAGTTCTCAAACAACCTCCTCTGTAACCGTCACGCCTAGTGGCGGTGTTTCTCCCTATACCTATGCATGGTCATTAGTTAGCGGAGATACATTAACAGTTAATAGTCCGACATCGGCTACAACTACATTTACGGCATCATCGTTAGCATATGGCGAAATTCTATCCGCACTATATCGATGCACCGTAACTGACTCGACCTCTGGTACTGCTTTAACTGCAACGGTCGATGTTCCTGTAGAAATTGAAAGATTTGATATTGAATAAGGAGTTTAGGATGTCTACCCCACAAAGAGCCGCAGATGTCGCGGCAGGAGTATCGGTTGCTGCTGCCGGAACCAGTTGGATTTCACAGGCTAATGAGGTCGTAAGCCTCATAGGTAGCGTCATCGCTATTATGGCCGGTATTGGCGCAATGGTTGTTCATTACCTTAACGTGCGCGATAAGTTGAAAAAATAACTGGAGCATCACTATATGATGACCATGATCTCGACTTTTCTTTCTTTTCTTGCTGGCGGTCTTCCAAAGATTCTCGATGTATTTCAAGATCGACAGGATAAAAAACATGAGATTGCAATTCTTTCTATGCAAAAAGAAAGAGAATTAGAGTTAGCGGCTAAAGGCTTTGCATCGCAAGAAAAGATAGAAGAAATTAAAACCGAACAAGTCGAGATGCAAACACAAACGCAAGAACGTGTTGCGCTATACCAACATGATGTTGAGATAGGGAAAGGCGCTAGCAGATGGGTTATTAACCTTCGTGCATCGGTTCGCCCCGTTGTAACGTACATTTTTGTATTGGAACTTGTTGCTATCAATGCTCTAGGAGCATGGTACGCATGGAATCAAGGCGTTCCTTTTGCAATTGCGATGGAAAATCTTTTTACAGACGATGAAATGCTAATCCTGAGCAGCATCATCGCTTTTTGGTTTGGTACGCAAGCGTTCTCTAAAAAATGAAGATAAGCGACATTGCTCTCAAGATGATAAAGCATCATGAGGGCGTTCGTTCTAAGCCGTATTTATGCCCCGCTAAACTGTGGACAGTTGGCGTAGGTCATGTGTTATATCCAGAACAAGCAAAACTGCCTGTCATCGAACGATTACAGTTTGCATTAAGACCGGAGGATAACCGTGTCTGGGCTGCTACTGAG